GCCCCATAGATTCCTTTATCTAGCCCTGCCAAGGCACCTACAGCCACAAAGAAAATTAGAATCGGGGTACCCGGATGGCTGCCGTATTTTTCGGAGTATTGTGCACCTTTGACAAGTCTACTGATCATTATTTCACCCCATACGCTTGCAGAACCGGAGCAATAACTGCATCAGCTACGCTAGCACTGTATGCCTTCTGAATTTCCTGTTTCACGTCATACAGCACGCATTGAATAGTTAATTCAGCAAATCGCTCTACTTCCTGCTGGCTTAGGCTCCAATCGCCCTCGCGCAGAATACGATGTGCAGCAAACTTAACCAACTGGTCGATTCGTTCGTTCATGATTCAGCCTCCGTTGCGATGAAGCCATTATACACCAGCGCTCACAGTGTGCTAGAACTTTTTTAGTAATTTATCGATTTTTTTAGCTTTTCGCCGACTTTCTAGCTTTTTATGATATAAATATCCGTGCTCGATTATAGCATAAACAGTGATAATTAATGTCCAGCCTACCAGCAGATATATTAATAATAAAAATCCATTATCCATTATGCAACCTCGCCGAGTTTATAAAGAAAAACATTAGAGAATGCATAACCAATAAATACGCCAGCCATTGCCCAATTATCTGAGCGAATGCCATAGTCGAGAGCAATAATCAAATAAATCACGCCAACGCCAAGAGTTAATATTCCGCCCATTTAAATAAGCTCCCAGTCGATTAATTTTTCTTCCGCTTTAATAAAAGACGTTATCACAGAACGCAATTCATTAATATTTTGAAAATTAAGTTCTGGCACCAGTTTGTGCCCCTGTACTGTCTTTAAATAGTATTGAATATCATACGCTTGGTCAAGAGTTAATTCGATATTAATAAAGTTATTTTCATCATCATCAGGTCCGGCATATTCGGCATTATCATATTGTCGCGCAACATTTTTAGCTAATGCGCGTACAGAATTAATTTCGGAATCAGGATATTCCTTCGGAGCTTCACAGCAAAACGCCCGCAAAAAGTAGGAAATATCTGATGCTTCAGTGCGAGTTAATTCTAGAATCATTTTGCATTTTCCTGTTTTGGAGAATTTGCTGCAGCCTTTTTTAATTGCTTTATTTTCCAGCGACGCAATGCCCGACGATTCAATAGTGGCGTGAGTTTCATATACTCTCCTATTCCAGACTATTATTATATCACGCCTTTTTGCATTTTTTCAAGTGAAATTTTTTCACTTGATTTTGCACGTCGCATTAGGCGCGAAGCGCCAATTAAAAATAGACTTGACACTATTACTTGACAATCGCCCCTAGGGGACATTGGTAATTTACTTACTAGAATAGAAACTTAACTTATATACTTGATAGAATAGAAACTTAACTTATATTTTTGATAGTTCGATCTCTTGACAGTTGAATCTCTTGACGGTCAGGCATCTTGACAGTCCAGCAGGTTGACGATCAGGCGTCTTGACGATCAGGCATCTTGACAATCCCATCTTCTGACAATCAGGCAATCTGACGAACTCATGCGCGCGGCACACTTGGCACGCATCTTGCATGGTTTTTCGGCGCCGTCAGGCGACCTGACGAATCGCCCTTCGGCAAGTTACCTGTACAATAGCTCGCGTTCCTCCTCTCGGTCAAACAAATAGCTCAATTGCCAGAACTCGCCGGAATCTTTACAAGCCAGCAATTCGTCCGCAATATTGCGCCGCCCTTTTGCCTTTCGTGCAAGATGCTCAGCAATCTTGCTGGTAGTGCGAACGGCGGGGTCAATGGTAAGATAGTTGCGCATTTTGTGAACCCTCAGAAACTTGACGAAATCAATTGCCAAAAAAACTTGACAATCGGTGGTGGATCAATGATGACAATTGTAGTGACAATTCCGCAGATTGTCAACACGCTTGCCGGTCCGATATAGTCAATCATTCTGCGCTCTCCGAAGTGTAGCGTGCGACAATCTTGTTGACGAATGCAGTCTCCTCGACAGTCTCCGCCGCGACAAACAGATCGACAAGTATCTCGTCGAGTAGGTCGACCAGACCACCGCGATCGCGCATTACCTGAGCAATCAATTTAAGTGCTGTATTTGAGAGTGTCATTTTAATTTGCATCCTGCTTATTAAATTCGCGTTGCGCATTTACAAGATTGAACCACGCGCGACGATTGACAAGTACCTTTACCCAGTTAATTTCCGGATCGCGCACGGGCAAGCGCGCAAGATTACGTGTGCCGTTTTTCTTACCATTGCAGACCGTGCACAAACATTGCATGTTTTCTTGCGTGTCGGGACCATTGTGTTTCGTGGGAATCACATGGTCAATTGACAATCCTGCCATAGTGCAATCGTCATACGTCAAGGCAGTTCCCATTGACATAGCAAACGTGCCGCAAGCCGCGCATGTGAAGTTAAATGCCTCCCACACGCGAAGCGCCAATTCCTGTTCTGCAATTTTCTTGCGTGCCATGTTATGCAATCTCCACGCCAACAAATGCCAGATTACCGTTTTTGTCAAGATACCAGTCGGCGGTGACTTCACGCTTGTCCTGATCCAGCGCGAAAACGCTGATATCGTTATGCCCCAGCTTTCGCATAACGTCAATTACCCTGCCCAATTCGCCAGCGCGAATCCATGAAGCAGGATCGCGCGTTTTCATCTGCCACGCGACACACTCACCCGAGACCATCACAAAAATTGACGAAACCTGAGACATGATTATACACCCTTCTTGCTGGAGGTCGGACGAACGACCGTGAAGTAAAAGTCCTTTCCGCTAACTTCCCAATCAAGGGCAAGTTGCTTGCAATACATATCGCGCGCGATAACCTCCACGTTATCGTGACCGAGCGTGCGCATGACGTAAATCATCCTGCCGATTTCGTCGGTGGGAATGTAGGAGTCGCTCGGGTTTGTGCCGCGCGCCTGAACCAACAGAATCAGATGACCCTGAACACGAACCTCGATCGAATGAAGCATAGCAGCCCCTAGCGCCCCTACCGGGGCGCGTACAGTGGATTTTAACATAGCATCGAACATAGGCGAATAATAGCGCTATGCCAGCACCAGCACACCTAGCAAAAATGATAGTTTATAAGCGATACCATTGTTCAATTGCTTGCCAATTTGTTCTGTTTGCATATGTCAATTCGATTGCTCGTTGTTCTGGGCAGGCAATCTGCGCAATTTGCTGAATCACCATTCTATGCAAGTCGCTTGCAGAACATCTCTCAAGATTCTTGCCTTTCAGATAGTTGACAAGTACGTGTTCGGTGTCAATGGTAAAGCAAGTGGACAGCCAGCGTGAACCAAGCATGAGTCAAGCTCGTTGACAAAAAGGGGCAATAGCATAGCACACTCGCGCTCAGTAGCGCAAGCCGTGCGTTGGTCTGTTAGTGCGTGCGTCGGTCTGTTAGTGCGTGCGTCGGTCTGTTAGAGGGTAGGGCGGTTAATTGACTGTCAAGTTTCTTGACGGCTGCGCTACCCCACACGCGCAACTTTAGGTAAATTCGAAAATTGGGTAATTAAAGCAAATTTCATAATTAAAGCAAGATTTACACTACATAGTTAAAAAAAGTTGTTGACTTAAACTGTAAACTCGAATATAATTGCGTTCATGAACCTGGTAAAAATTTCTCCAGAAAATTTAGAAATTGCAAATAGTTACCTTGAGTGTGGAAGCATTCAGCAGGTAGCAAAATCTCTTGCACTTTCAGAAAATGAGGTGACAGACATTCTCTCTCGCCGAGAAGTTCGCACGTACATAGATTCTATATATCTAGACTACGGATATCGAAATCGATTTAAGTTAGGTGAGACTCTCGATCTTCTCATAAACGAAAAACTTCGTGAAGCAGAAGCCACAGAGATGTATACCAACAAGGACTTAGCGGATTTGCTGCACCTCGCTCATAAAATGCGCATGGATGAAATTCGTGCTATGACCGAACTTGAGAAAGCTCGAACAAGCCCGATTAAAAATCAAACCAATGTTCAGATCAATGAGACGCCTTTTGGAGCTGGCAATTACGGTAAGTTGATGGAAAAACTGTTACAGCCATGAAAGAAATTCTAGCCGAGCTGGGCATCAATGCCAGTCTCATCGTTGCTGGTTTATTTGGTTCACTTTTGACCGTAAAACGAGATGCTTCAAAAAGAATTGGTGAAGTACTTCTCAGCATTGCAGCCGGTGTAGGCTCGGCAAATTATCTGACTCCTATCGTCATAGATTTTATAGATGTACAAAATCGCAATATGGAATTTGGTATTGCGTTTATACTTGGATACATAGGACTTAATGGCATCGAATATGTTATTCGAAGAGCGCTTCCAGAAAAAAAATCATGATGCATATGATATCCAGTGGAACTTTATGTTTTTCAATGATTCTATTTTTTATTATGCTTTTCGGAAACGAAAATAATCTGGTACAAAAATGGAAGTTGAGAAATAAATGGACACTTAAAACTGTATTTGCTTTTGTAATTGGAACCTCAGCATGGAATACTTGGAACACAAATCACTATTGGGGAGAAGTACTCATGAATTTTTCGCTCGCAGCTTTGTTTGTGTGGGCGTTTTATTTTCATCGGTACATGTTATATGGAAATAAGTAGACCAGATATACATACGAATGAAGTCGAGGAGTTAAAAACTTTTTTAAAGCTTCCCGTAAACTCTTATCTGAGCATGTTGAACATCTCTCCCATACCTTCGCAGATTGCAATTTTAAACGCAATTCAGCGATATCGATTTGTAGTTGCCGCAGTATCTCGTCGTCAGGGTAAAACTTTTATTGCAAACGTCATTGGGCAGCTGGTAACACTCGTACCAGACTCAAATGTGCTTATCATGGCTCCCAACTACAATCTTTCTCAAATTTCTTTTGATCTTCAGCGCTCACTGATCGATCATTTTGGAATTGAAGTAGCTCGTGACAACGCAAAAGATCGCGTAATCGAGCTTGTCAACAAATCTACAGTGAGAATGGGGTCGGTCAATCAGGTCGATTCTGCTGTCGGACGCTCATACGATCTTATAATTTTCGATGAAGCGGCGTTAGCAGACGGCGAAACCGCTTTTAACGTAGCTTTACGGCCAACGCTGGACAAACCGAACGCTCGTGCGATCTTCATTTCAACTCCTCGTGGTAAAAATAACTGGTTTAGCCGGTTTTGGGCACGAGGATATTCGGATGAGTATCCTCAGTGGGCTTCGATTCGTGCAACGTGGGAAGATAATCCGCGAGAAAACGCGGAAAATATTTCCGAAGCGCGTAAAACTATGTCCGAAAGTGAGTTTCGCCAGGAATATTGTGCGGACTTTAACGTGTTCGAAGGTCAGGTCTGGAAATTTGATGCTTCGAAGTGCGTTGCAAATCTTGACGAGCTGAATACGTCGGGTATGGACATCATAGCGGGGCTTGACTGGGGCTTTAAAGATCCTACAGCCATGTGTGTGCTCGCTTATGACTGGGATAAGCAGATATTTTACGTACTTGACGAGTATTTGCACGCAGAACGCACTACAGAACAGCATGCATATGAAATTGGAAAAATGATCGATCGCTGGGACCCTGATTTTATTTTCATAGACTCCGCAGCGCAGCAAGTTCGCTTCGATTTGGCACAAAATTTTAATATTGCAACTACAAATGCTGAAAAAGATGTTCTTAGCGGTATTGGACATGTTGCGAGCTTAGTCGACAACAATCGTCTTATCGTATCAGGAAACTGTAAAAATATGTTGGTAGCACTGGACGCTTACCAATGGGACGACAATCCGAACCTATTGAAAGAAAAGCCGAAGCATAACTATGCTAGCCACATGGCGGACGCACTGCGATACGCACTTTACAGCTTTCGAACATCTTCCACTATTTTTTAATACGTGAAAAAATTTAATTGTTGACAAAATACATATTTGCATCTATAATTTAAATCAAAATATGACAAAACTTGCTAGAGATTTGATAAAATACGTTCGTGACAAAGCAAAATCGAGATACTTAAAGAGTCATTCGTGTTTCGTCTGTGAAGCGTCAGATAATTTAGACTTCCACCATTTCTATAGTCTCACTGAGTTATTGAATGTGTGGATGCGGAAAAACCGCTATAATCCCTCTACGGAGGAAGAAATTCTAAACATTCGAGACGCTTTCATAGAATCGCATACACGGGAGCTATACGATGAAGCGGTAACGCTATGTCACAACCATCATGTACAATTGCATTCAGTCTATGGCAAAAACCCTGGACTTGGCACCGCGGAAAAACAAAAACGGTGGTTAGAGAAACTTCGTAATGGCATGGTATAATTTTTGGTCTACAACGAAGCAAAACCCCGCCCAACCTAGTATTGCGTTGAGCGAGGGTTCCGTTATAGAATCGAGAGAAATTGTATCAAACTATCGTATTCAATACGAAAATCTCGAAGTTGTAAATCGTGCAGTTAACATGTTGGTCGATGATATTGCAGAAATTCCTATCGCAGTTGGAAA